TACGAAAAAACACGAATGCTAAAGTTGATTTATCTAAAAATTAAAAAAGTGACACAAAAGGATGTAGCGTCACTTTTATGGGTAAAAGAGAGTAAAAGCCCTTTTACCATACCACGGCCTCCTGAGCAAGGAATGAATTGGGCAGGCATCTTGCATCTAAATGGGTTTCCATGGATGCTATATGAGTATTCTGACAAGAAACTCAAAGACACTCATAGAAAAGTGTAGGAACTTATGGCTAAAAAAAATCGTACAATAGCAGGAGCTAGCTTAGACCTTAGAGAAATCGAACCACTTACTCGGAATCAATTAGAAGTTTTTGAATCAAATAAAAACTTAGTATTGCATGGCCTAGCAGGAACTGGTAAAACTTTTATATCTTGTTATCTAGCATTCGATGATATGCTAAAACATCAGTACAAACGATTAGTAATTATTCGTAGTGCTGTGCCAACACGAGATATAGGCTTTCTGCCCGGCAATGAGAAAGAGAAGTCTTCTGTTTATGAAGAGCCTTATAAGGATATTTGTATTGACCTTTTTGGGCGAGGTGACGCATATCAAATACTTAAACAGAAGAATATTGTTGATTTTATGACAACTTCATTCATTCGTGGTATTACACTACGAGATGCAGTAATTATTATTGATGAGTGTCAAAACATGTCTTTTCATGAATTAGATTCTATTATCACTCGTATGGGTGAAAGGTGTAGAGTTATATTTTGTGGAGACTTTAGGCAAGCAGACTTGAAAAGTGGGCAAAGTGGAATGCTAGACTTTCTTGGTATTCTAAAGCGCATGGAAGAGTTTGACTTTATTGAGTTTGGGGTAGAAGATATTGTTCGTAGTAGCTTCGTTAAAAATTACATTATAGCCAAAAATGACTTAGGATTATGACCCAAACAGTTACGCCAAAAGCAGTTATCAGCAATAGAATTTATATGAGTTGCTCTCCTCAGCAGCAATTAGAGCTGGATAAGGAACTAACATATACAATTCCATCATATAATGAACTAGACCCGCCCCAAGTTATTAAAACTATGGGGCTAATTAGAGAAGGTGTGGTGTCTATACCTGTAGGTCGTATTGACCTAATACCTACAAACTATAGAATAATTGATAATCGGCTTTTAAAGCCTGTAGACTTTCCTACGTTTAAATTTCCTCTAAGAGACAGTCAACAAAAAGTCTATGATGAAATTGAAGACAACGCTATAATCAATGCCTGGGTAAGCTGGGGCAAGACCTTCACGGGTCTTGCCATAGCCGGTAAGTTAGGGCAGAAGACGCTTATAGTAACACACACTGTACCTTTGAGAAATCAATGGGCAAAAGAAGTTGAAAAAGTTTATGGGTTTACACCTGGCATAATAGGTAGTGGTAGATTTGAGATGGATAGTAAGATTGTAATTGGTAATACTCAGAGTTTATACCGAAACATTCCTAAAATCAAAAAAGAGTTTGGGACTATTATACTTGATGAAATGCACCATGTGAGCAGCCCTACCTTTTCTAAAATTATAGATACAAACTATTGTAGGTATAAGATAGGGCTATCTGGTACTGTTGAAAGAAAGGATGGAAAGCATGTAGTATTTAGAGACTTCTTTGGGAGTAAAATATTCAAGCCCCCTAAAGAAAACTACATGATTCCTAGTATTCATTTGGTACACTCAGAAATAAGGTTTATGGATGGAGCGAGCATCCCGTGGGCAAATAGAGTAACTAACTTATCCAACAATGAAGAATATCGCCACACAATAGCAATGCTGGCGGCGGCCTACGCCGCAAAAGGGCATAAAGTCTTAGTTGTAAGCGACCGAGTTGCACTTCTAAGAGCTTGCGCCGAGCTGACTGGGGACAACGCAGTTTGTGTTACGGGTGAGGTTTCACATGAGAATAGAGAAAAGCTAGTACAAGAGATGTTAACTGGCACTAAGAATGTATTATACGGTACGCAAGCAATTTTTTCAGAGGGTATTTCTGTAGATACACTAAGCTGCCTAATTTTAGCAACACCTGTTAATAATGAACCTTTATTAACACAGCTAATAGGTCGTGTAATACGTAAACGAGAGGGTAAGGTAGACCCTGTTATAGTAGATATACATTTAAGAGGGAAAACTGCTCAGAAACAGGCTTCAAATAGAGTAGGATACTACTTAAAAGAAGGCTACCACATGAAGTACCTTTGAAAAATAATTCTTGACAATTACCCTAAATAGGAGTATAATATTGTTCTTATATGACTGGCAGAAGGTTTATAATGAAGCAAATGGAAGTGTTGCTTTGTGTAATCGTATAATGGAAATGCTTATAACCAAGCGTATGCCTAAAAATACATACGACCCAATTTATAACCTTTCTACTAAGAATTTCTCAGGCGGCAGCTTTTTGGTACACCCAGATGTGCTGCTGTATGAGTCATATAAGTATTCGCACCGTGAGACTGCTGAATACTATGCTCTTGCTTCATTAAGAAGTTTAGCAGAATACTTTGTCTCTCGTAAAGTAACACTAGATTTATTGCACGTCCCGGTAAGTTTAGAGTTTATAAACAATAATAGACTATTGAGTATGGATGAGCATTCCGTTCATTTCTTATACGAAGAAGTCACTAAAAGGAATATACACTAATGGCTATATAATTTAATAAGCAAAAAGGCTCCGCACAGAAATCAAGCATGGACAGTTTCGCCTTCAAAGATGGCGAAAACAAAATGCGAATCGTAGGCGATATTCTCGCTCGATACGTTTATTGGATTGAAGGCGAGAACGGCAAAAACCTCCCACTAGAATGTCTGTCTTTTGACAGGAACGCAGAACGTTTTAATAACTCCGAAAAAGATTGGGTTCGTGAGTACTACCCCGACCTGAAATGTGGCTGGTCTTACGCTACACAGTGTATTGACCCAAATGATGGTAAGTTGAAAGTTGTAAATCTGAAGAAGAAACTGTGGGAACAAATTGTGCAGACTGCACAAGACGGTCTCGGAGACCCTACTGATATTGAGAATGGCTGGGACATTTGTTTCAAGCGAGTAAAAACAGGGCCACTTCCTTACAATGTAGAATACCAGTTGCAAGTACTCAAGTGTAAAAATCGCGCTTTGAGTGCCGAAGAGCTTAGCACGATTGCAGAGCTGAAGTCTATGGACGATGTTATGCCTCGCCCAACTCCAGATGCTCAGAAAGAGCTTTTGGACCGACTGCGAACAGGTAGCAAAGATAACGACGACGAAATGCTTGAAGAAGAGTTTAAAGTAGGATGATTTTATTCACGGCAGATTGGCACATAAAGCTGGGGCAGAAGAATGTTCCAGTAGCATGGGCGTTAAATCGCTATAACCTATTCTTTCAACAAATCTATGATTTAGAGAAAGAGTGCAATATGCACATTATAGGAGGTGATTTATTTGATAGGCTGCCGAATATGGAAGAATTGGAGCTTTACTTCTCTTTTATTAGAGAGGTAAAGATTCCAACCATTATTTACGACGGGAATCATGAAGCTACTAGGAAACATAAAACCTTCTTTACTAACTTAAAGCAAGTATCAAGAGACATCAATCCCTTGATACACATTGTCGATATTTCTTATATTGATAGTGACTTAGGCTTCGGTATACTGCCATACGCAGATTTACATAGAAAAGATAGTGTGGAGCACTTTGATAAGAGCAAAGCACTATTTACACATGTGAGAGGAGAGATACCTTCACATGTAAAGCCCGAGATTGATTTAGACAGGTTTTTAGATTTCCCTGTAGTTTTTGCTGGAGATTTACATTCACACAGCAATTGTCAGCGTAATATAGTGTACCCAGGCAGCCCTATGACTACATCTTTTCATAGAAAAGAAGTAAAAACAGGTTATATTCTCATTAATGAGTACGACTGGACTTGGTTCTGGGAATCTTTCAACCTTCCACAACTGATTCGTAAGACAGTAAGTAATCAACAGGATATGGTACCGACAGACTATAATCATACTATCTATGAAATAGAAGGCGATATTCAAGACTTAGCAGGCATTAAGAATTCAGAGCTACTCGACAAGAAAGTAGTAGTTCGAAAATCAGAAGCAAGTCTCATTATTAGTAAAGATATGACTGTAGAAGAGGAGCTGATAGAGTACCTAAGCTACATATTAGAAATATCAGAAAATAAAATACCAGACATTCTAGCAACTTACAGCGATTATGCTTCAAAAGCTGAAATGGGATAACTTATGATTACGCTTCAAAAGCTGAAATGGGATAATTGCTTTAGTTACGGCTCTGGCAATGAGCTACAGCTAGATGAGAACATAGTAACACAAATTATTGGCACTAATGGTATGGGAAAGTCTTCCATACCGTTAATTATTGAAGAGGTTCTGTACAATAAAAATTCAAAAGGCATTAAGAAAGCGGATATTCCAAATCGTTATATTAATAATGGCTATAGTATTTACCTTTCCTTTAGCAAAGATGACGAAGACTATGAAATAACTGTAAATAGAGGCTCTACCATCAGGGTTAAATTAGAAAAAGATGGAGAAGATATCTCTAGTCATACGGCTACAAATACTTATAAATCTATACAAGATATCATAGGTATTGATTTCAAAACGTTTTCTCAGCTAGTATACCAAAATACAAATGCAAGCCTACAGTTTCTTACTGCTACTGATTCAAATAGAAAAAAGTTTCTAATAGATTTGTTGCACCTAGAGCATTATGTAGAGTTATTCGATATATTTAAGGAGGCATCAAAACAGTCCGGTATTGCTATTGCACGCATAACTTCTAAGTTATCAACCGTAGAAAAATGGCTTGAAGACAATAAATTAAGTGATACCAGTATAGTAGAGTTGTTAAATTTTGATATTGATACATCTAAAGATGAGAAAGAACTGGCTTCATTAACGATAGAACTTCAAAATATTTCCGAAAAAAATAAAAAAATTAGTAAAAACAATCAATACAAAAGCATTATGAGCACTATTGATATTGCGTCAATAAATGAGTCAAGTGTTAAACAGTTACAAAGCTACGATAATTTACAATCTGAAGTAGGTAGTTTAAACGCAATCGCTGCGGGTGCTCAACGACTTTTACATAAGCTAGAAGGATTGGGGGATACTTGCCCTACTTGTGAACAATCAGTGGATAATTCGTTTAAACAGAGTCTCATGGGTGCGGAAGTAGAGAAGAATGTCTCTGCTACCAACAAAATGAAGGAGTTAATGAATGAAATTGAACGAATTAAAGAAAACAACAGTGTATATACAGCTAACTCAAAAGCTAAAAAGGATTGGGAAGACTTGTATAGGTCTATTGACCACACTTTACAGAGTGAGCCAGTGGACAAAGGACAGCTTGATAGTAGGATTTCTAGCTTACAGAAGGCATTACAAGACTCAAAAGACACTGTATCGAAACTCTCAAAGGAAAATGAGCTAAGAACAAAGAGAAATACTCGAATACAAGTAATTCAGGAGCAGACAGATGAGTTTGTTTCTCAATTAAATGCGTGTCAAGCAGAGTTAGATGATTGCTTGAAATTAGATAATAATCTTGAAGTGTTGAAGAAAGCCTTTAGTACAAATGGGTTGCTTGCATACAAGATTGAAAACTTAGTAAAAGAATTGGAAGAACTCACCAATGAATATCTTGGAGAGCTTTCTGATGGTAGATTTACACTAGAGTTTGTAGTTTCAAACGATAAGTTAAATGTACAAATAACGGATAACGGTAATATAGTAGATATTCTAGCTCTTTCTTCTGGAGAATTGGCAAGGGTTAATACTGCTACACTTATCGCAATTCGCAAGTTAATGAGTAGTATTTCGAAGTCTAAAATCAATGTATTATTTCTAGATGAAGTTATTAACGTGTTGGATGATGCAGGTCGCGAAAAGATGGTAGAGGTACTTTTGGGTGAAGACCTGAATACTTATATTGTCTCACACGGATGGGCACATCCCTTACTCGCAAAAATAGAAGTAGTCAAGAACGGGAACGTTAGTGGATTAGAATAGTGGGAGCAGGTAGACGAAGAGGTTGGTGGAATTATGATAAATGTGAGCCTCCTATAGAAATACACAAGCCATGCACTTGTCATGGAGAACTAAAGGAAGATTATGGTAGATTCGAGAGCGAAGGGGGCGAGGGGGGAGTATCTAGTAAGGGACATGCTTCGAGAATTAACAGGATTGAAGTTTGAAAGAGTTCCAGCTTCTGGCGCACTTGAGTACTTAAAAGGAGATTTATATGTCCCCAATCAAAGAAATCATTACTGTATAGAAGTTAAAAATTACAAGGAGTCCCCACTTAGTGATAAAGTATTTACACAACCAAAGACAAATGATTTAATTCGTTGGTGGAAGAAAGTAGTAGTACAGGCAGAAGGCGGAAATCAAAAGCCTTTATTATTCTTTAAGTATGACCGCTCCAAAGTATTTGTATGTACAGCAGAAAAGCCTGAAGTATGTCCAGAGTGGATGTATATATCTTTTCTAGATTGTTATGTACTTCTAGCTGAAGAATGGTTAACAAATGAAATAATGGAGTTCATAGGTGGCTTTTAATTTTAATGATATACAAACAGGCTCAACTCTTATTGTTGATGCTCTAAACCTTGCGTTTAGATGGAAACATGCAGGTAGAACAGATTTTCGTCATGATTATGTAACAACAGTAAAGTCTCTAGCAACGTCTTACAAATGTGGGAATGTGATTATCACAGCCGACTGGGGGTCGTCTAGCTACAGAAAGCAGATTTTACCTGAGTATAAGCAGAATCGAAAAGATAAATACGACACGCAAACAGAGGCAGAAGCACAGGCTTTTAAAGATTTCTTTAATGAATATGAGAAAACTTTAGAGTTGTTAGCAGAGAGTTATAAAGTGATTCGTTTTCAAGGTGTAGAGGCAGATGACCTTGCTGCCCACCTAGTAAAACATAAAAACAAGTACAAATTAGACCATATTTGGTTGATTTCTAGTGATAGAGACTGGGACTTGTTAATTCAAGAGGGAGTAAATAGATTCTCCTATGTAACTCGTAAAGAAGTAACAGTAGATAACTGGTCTGAGCATTATGGAGTTTCTCGTGAAGAATATATCTCTTTTAAGTGTTTAACCGGAGATAAGGGTGACAACATACCTGGCATTAGCGGTATTGGCCCAAAACGTGCAGAGCAGTTAATAAAAGAATATGGGGATGCTATGTCTATCTATGATAGTATACCTATTCCAGGGCATTATAAGTATATTCAAGAGTTGAATGCTAACGCAGAAATTTTACTTAAGAACTATGAATTAATGGATTTAGTAACATATTGCGATGATGCAATAGGGCCTGATAATTTGTCAGAAGTAACACGGAGAATGCTGGATGCAGCTTAATTATAATAGAGATAACTACTTATCAGAGTTTAGTATTAAAACACTAGAAGATAGGTACTTGATTGAAGGAGAAAACTCTCCACAAGACGCATTTGCTAGAGCAGCTAAGGCATTTGCAGATGATGACGCACACGCGCAGAGGCTGTACGATTATGCAAGTAAATTATGGTTTATGTTCTCCACACCCATTCTGAGTAATGGTGGAACAAATCGTGGTCTACCTATTAGTTGCTTTTTGAATTATGTTGAAGATAGCCGGCAAGGGATTACAGGTCATTATACTGAAAATGCGTTTCTTTCGAGTGTAGGTGGTGGAGTTGGTGGTTGTTGGAATAACGTTCGTTCAGTGGGAAGCAAAACCTCTGCGGGGTCAGAGAGTACTGGAGTAATACCATTTCTAAAAGTAGTTGATGCAGAGATGTTAGCGTTTTCACAAGGAGTAACTAGACGAGGTAGCTATGCAGCATATTTGGACATATCACATCCTGAGATTGAAGAATTTTTGGACATACGTAAGCCTACAGGCGGGGACGTTAATAGAAAATCTACTAACCTACATCATGCCGTTACTCTATCTGATGAGTTCATGAATCTGATAGAACAAGCTACAAGAGTAGAAGGATTTGATGATTCATGGAACTTAATTGACCCACACACTCAAAAGGTAGTAAAAACTGTATCTGCTAAGACTCTTTGGGTAAAGCTGATTCAGAACAGAGTTGAGACTGGCGAACCGTATATTATGTTTAAAGATACAGTTCAAGAAGCTCTTCCAGATTTTCAGAAAAAGCTCGGGCTACAGGTACATCACTCTAACTTATGTTCTGAGATTACGCTTGCCACAGATAGTGAACGTACAGCAGTATGTTGTTTATCTAGTGTAAATTTG